GTTTAATACGATGTATAAAGAAATCCTTTTTCTTAGCAATATTCTGTTTTGCTTTAATGTATTTAATAACTTCACGTAAATATGAAATTTCTTTATTTAAATTAGATATAGATTTGTCATTACTCACACCATTACTCACACCATTACTCACACCATTACTCACGCCATTACTCATGCCATTACTCACACAATTACTCACACCATTACTCACACCATTACTCACACCATTTTTATGTTCTAATTTTAATTCCAATAACTGTTTACATTTATCATTCATTATAATATCATACTCTTCATTTTTCTTATCAGTATAAATTAAATCGCTCGCCAAATTAGATTTCCCAACAACAAAACCAGGCACTTTATCATAACCTTTTTTATCAATAGTTCTTATATCACGAATCCAAGAAACAACTAATTGATTAGAGAGTTTTTTACAATCCTTTTTAGGAATTGGAAAATCACCATGACTTGAATCAGCTTCAATATCAAAAGAAGCAATAAGAATAGGTGGAATTTCGGCTTTATCTAAATGAGTAATATCAGCCCAATCACACGAAATATTAATTTGTGTTTTAGATTGACGATTTTCTACTTTAAATTTACCTGCTGGAATACTTATCCAACTAGAAGGCTTAATTTTAGTATCGTGTAAAAATCGTAATATGGGCTCAAGATCGCTCTCAAATAAATTGTATTTTATTTCCTTTCCTATCTTACCACTTATATTAAGTTTAATAGGATTTTTAAAAGACCGCTCCATAAAACGATGACCAACCTTACTTTTATGAGCCAATTTTAAAAATGTAAATTTTTGTTCATTCATAAAAGACCAGAAAATCTTCTTTTCTACTAATTGTGTTTTTAAGTCTTTTTTATTTTCATCAACAGTTTTATAAATAGCACGTCCTTTTTCTTTATCAAAATCCATACCACCTGGAACGATTGAATCTTTGTAATAACGCGAATTCCGTTTAAATTCTTCTGTAAATTTATAATTCTTAAATGTTTGTGCTTCTTCATAATCAGCAATATCATCTTCATTATAGTCTTCACAATTAGAACTATCAAAATTTGCAACAAAATCCTGTATTTGTTTTTCATTAAAATCATCAGGAATTTGAACGTAGAAATAAGGTAAATAATTCTTTACTCTTAAACATATACTTTGACCTTTGGCATTACACCCAAAAATGAAAATAGTATATGTCTTATTATGGTCTTGATTTAAGTAAGATTCTTTTCTTTCAATAGGTGTATCAACAGATAAATCACATTCATACCAATCAATCGCACTAAATTCAATAGGTTCATTTAAAGGCACCGAAACGGGACAGTCTTTACGAGGTTTATAAGGTGGTAAAGCCATAGTTAATATTAATTGCTAATAAATATGTTTTTATCTTATACACTATACTATATTTAAAATTTAATGTTTAAATCTATAATTTTCAATTTTTATAAATGAAATATTATTCATTTTAAAATAAATATTTTTCAATTTTTAGAAATAATAAAAAAATAATAAAAAAATATCTATTATTTTTTATTTTATAAAAAGCAGGAAAAAAGGTGTGACACTCGACCATTTAATAGATTTTTGCTTTGGGTTGGTGGTGGTGGCGGTGGTGGTGTTTTTTGTGCTATTGAGTTTGAGTCACATTTACAAGGCAACAGTCTATCATATCGAGCATTACAATAAGGGCAGTTTTCGTATACCATGTTGTAGTTATGAAATACAAGAATATAATTAGTTTTTAATTAAAATAAAAATCATTTTTTATCAAAAATAATAATTTTTACCAAAAAATAAAAGTAAATCAAACAAAAAAATAAAGTAAATCAAACAAAAAAATAAAACTAAATTAAACTATAAAAAAAGTAAATCATACCAATACCAATACCAATACCAATACCAATACCAATACCAATACCAATACCAATATCAATAACAATACCAATATCTAAAAACTAAAATAGTATCTATTAAAATAGTATCTAAAACCAATGATAATAATAAATAATAATACTAACCAATAATATGTTTTAATGTATTTTTGTTCTTCGTGTTTTTTTTTAATTGCTATATTATCTATAGTAGCAAAAGGCGATAGTGGATTTAAATTAGCATAAATATCCATTACTTCAGGAATACTAAGAATAGGTTTTCCTAAACTAGCATTTACAAAATTATGAACTTGTATAACCCATTTAACTAGTGTATCTCGTGAATCTAAATGAGGGGTTAATGGGTATTTATTTATGTGTGTGCGATAATGTTTTCTACACGTTTCACAAGGTATAATGTCTTTTAAACTAGTGTAAAAATCGTGATAAACACGTTTGTCATATTCGGTAGGTCTTATTGGATAATCAAAAGATATAATATGTAATATATACCAAAAATGAGGTCCCCATATATCAGGTTTCATTATAAAATTATATTATTTATATATTATACTTATATAATATTTTAATACTTATATAATATTTTAATACTTATATAATATATTTATCTAAAAATAAAATTGAAAAATATATTTTTTAAATTTTAATTTATATTTAAAATATTTTAATATAAAAAAATAAAATTATAGTTAATTATGTAAAAGTAAATAAAATAAAATAAATATTAAAATAATAAAAAATAAATTTTTTGAAAATGGAAACAAATTTACAAAATACATTTAATAATAATAATAATATGTTTAATAATGATAATTATTGCTCTAATTGTGGTAATTATGGGCATTTATTTAAACATTGTTGTGAGCCTGTAAATTCATATGGCTTATTATGTTTTTACAAAAAAAAAACAATGGTAAAAGATACCAAACCTGAATTTAATAAACTATCAAGAACAAAAAAAAATAGTTTAAATAATAAATCTAAATCAAATAATAAATATAATAATATAAATAATCAAAACTATAATAATCAAAATATTAATAATATTCGTATTTTAAAACGTCATGAAACTGTTTCTCATACATTAAAAAATATGATTGGGATTGTAGGATATAATCCCTGTGAAAGAAAAAATAATGTATCCGATAGTATAGAAGATACAAATAATACTCACGAATCAATAGATGGTATTATTGATATAGATAATAATGAAATTATTGATATGGATAATGAATTTAATCCAATCCAAACCCCAACCCAAAACCCAATCCAAACCCCAACCCAAAACCCAATCCAAACCCCAATCCAAACCCCAATCCAAACCCCAATCCAAACCCCAACCCAAAATATAGAACCCGAAATTCCAATGAAAGAAATAACAACACAAAAAGTGGTATTGGTTCAAAGGCGGAACACCATAGGATTAATTGAGTTTATAAGAGGTAAATACGATGTAAATAATCCTGAGTATATTATCAAATTATTTAATATGATGACATTTGATGAAAAAAGAATGTTTCGTGAATATGATAGTTTTGATATGTTAAGAACTATTATTGGATTAAAAAGAGAGTTTAACTATCGTGGTGAATATAGTGATGCCAAGACAAAATATAATACATTAAGAGATGACCCTCGTGGTAATCAAATTAATGCCTTATTAGATAAAAGTTATACAAAATGGAGTAGTCCAGAATGGGGTGCTCCAAAAGGTCGTCGTAGTAATAAAGAATATGATATTGATTGTGCTATTAGAGAGTTTGTTGAAGAAACTGGCATTAAGTATAAAAATATTAATGTTTATAGAAATATTAAACCATTAGAAGAAGTATATAAAGGTATTAATGGTGTTGTTTATAAACATACTTATTTTATTGCTGATATTAAAGATAATAGTGAATGTCACGAAAATATAAATTATATTGAAAAAGGAGGCTATTTAAGTAGCGAAGTGAGTAATGTAAAATGTTTTAATTTAACAGAATGTCAAAAAATTATTAGACCTTATTATTTAAGTAAATTGAATGCGATAAAAAAAGGTTTTCAAATTATTCATTGTATGAATAATTATTTTGAATAAACCTAAATTAAATTTTTATAATTTTTAACTTTTTATATAATTTTTTTATATAATTTTTTTATATAAATTTTTTACATAATTAACTATAATTTTATGTTTTAGTTTTTATATCACAATATATTTAATCAATATGTATCATAGCATCTCTTTCTGCTCCAACCCCAATATATTTAATAGGAATGCCTAATAATTCTTCAATTCTTTTTAAATAAAGTTTCGCATTTGTAGGTAAAGATTTAAAATCTCTAATGTCAGTTGTTGGTGTCATCCAACCATCAAACACTTCGTATTCTACTTCAACATCGGCTAAGTTTTCTAAAGAAGAGGGAAAACCACATACCTCTTTACCATTAATTTTATAAGCAACTCCTATTTTAATTTCTTTAAATGTATCTAATACATCTAATTTAATTAAACTTAATGTAGCTTTTGTATCTCCGTTTATCATAGTAGCCCATTTTACCATAGGAATATCTAACCATCCGCATCTTCTTTTACGACTAGTAGTAGTTCCATATTCGTGTCCAATGGTTTGTAATTTTTCACAAATACTTTCAATACCAGCACCAGCACCAGCACCAGCACCACTACTATCTAACAATTCAGTTGGAAATGGTCCATTACCAACGCGTGTACAATATGTTTTTAATACATAATTAATTTTGCCTATAGTATGTGCGGGAATACCTAATCCAGAGCAAATTGCTCCAACACTGCAATTTGTAGCAGTGCAATAAGGATAAACACCAAAATCAACATCTAATAAACAGGCTTGTGCGATTTCTATTAAAACCCGTCTACCATTATTTATAGCCATATTTAAATACGTAATGGTATCGCAAATCATAGGACGATAAAAATCTATTTGTTCTTCAATATCTTTCATTAAGTCATTAATATTAATGTCATATCCTAATGTTTTTTCTAATTCACCAACTAAACCTTTTACTTTTTCTTCTAAAATGATTTTATCTAATAATAAATCACACATACGAATACCAACACGAAGTGATTTGGTGCTATAAACTGGTCCCATACCTTGTTTTGTTGTTCCAATAACTGATTTTGGATTGGAAGATTGACTTTTTTGTAATTCTCTTGCTGCGTCGGCTTCTTTGTGTGCGTTAAGAACAATGTGTGCTCTATCAGAAATAAATAATCTTTGAGTAATATTTAAAACAGCATCATTATTAATATCAGTAGCCTGAATAGTTTCTATTTCTTTTCTCAAATCTTGTAAATTAATAACACAACCGTTGCCAATAATACCAATACAATTGGGATTTAAAATACCACTAGGAATGAGGTGAAAAGCATAAGATTTATCACCAACAATGACTTTATGTCCCGCATTACCACCAGAATTACAACGTGCAACAATATCGTATTTAGATGCTAGAATATCTATAACCCGTCCCTTCCCTTCATCACCTAATTGTGAACCAAGAACAACATCAACCTTATTTATTTCTAAAAAAGGCAAAGAACTCATAATTTAATTTTTATAAATATTAAATAATATAAAATGTAATTTAAAACTATTTTTAAAATGAATACTAATAGTATTTTTTAAATTATTATTTTTTTTTAAACATAAAAAGTTAAAACTATAAAATTATTTATTAAAATATGAATAAAAAAATGTTTTTAAATCAAAGTAATAATAATTTTAAAAGTAATAATAATACAAATCTAAAAAGATATATAGTATTATCATTTATAGGTTTATTATGTATAAATAAAATCAATGGAGCATCCCTTTTAAAATTAGTTCAATATAATAATGAAGAACCAATGGCGGAACCAATGGCGGAACCAATGGAAGAACCAACGAATAAAAAGAATTATAATCAAAATAATATAAATAATCATATAAATATAAATATTAATATTAATAAAGTAAATAATACAAAAAATGATAAAACAATAGAAACTGATATAAATAATAAGAATAATAAGAATAATAAAACATCAGAAATAATAAATGAAAAAAGTATTCAAAATAATAAAGTAGATAGGGTAGAAACAAAAGAAATATTAGATAAAAATTATACAGTTATTGGAAGTGTTGTTAAACAAAGTATTATTTATAACAAACACATAAATAATTTTTTAGGTGAAGTAATAATTCATTATAATAATATTTATCATAATCATCATTACTGTAAGATAAATATTGTCATTTCAAAAAAAATAAATGTTATGTATATTCGTAAATATATTTATAATTTTTATAATTTCAATAGACAAATTAATTTAATTTGTAATTATTACGATTGTTTAGAATTATTTAATTATAAAACAGACATTAACCAAGATGAATTTTATAAATGTAATATTTTAGATACTATACAATTAAAAGATGAATTATAAATAGTATTTATTCAAGTTGTATCATAGGTGTAAATGTGCTATCAATAATTTTATTTTTTTTATTTTTACTTTTGTTATAATCATCTCCAACAATTCCTGTTTGATTCATAGGTGATATATAAATATTATTACCTAATAATGTGTTTTTAGCAATAAAATCATTTAAATTACCAGTATTATTACTGCCTTTTAACATCATACCGATATTATCATCATCATTATCATTATTTAATTGTTCTTGTGTTATTTTTGGTATTGTGGTAGTTGTAGGTGGTACTGTAGTGGTAGTAGGTGGTGCGATAGTAGTTGTTGGGGCGGTAGTAGTTGTTGGGGCGGTAGTAGTTTTTGGTGTTGTAGTAGTGGTAGGTGGCACTGTTGTAGTGGTAGGTGGCACTGTTGTAGTGGTAGTAGGCATCATGGTGGTAGTAGGCATCATGGTGGTGGTAGGCATCATGGTGGTAGTAGGCTGTATAGTTTTTAATTCATATATTCTAACGTGTCCTGAAGACCAACCACCATCATAATTACCAGTTGCCCCAATCGCAACAATCGTTTCATCAAAACTTAATGAAACTGACCTACCACTACCATTATATTGTGCTTCTCCATCAATATCACTTCCTAATTGTTCCCAACTGGTTCCATTATATTGATATACTCTAACGTGTCCGGAACCACTACCATTGCCATTATTACCAGGTGCCCCAATTGCAACAATAGTTCCATCAGAACTTAATGATACTGACCTACCACTAAAATCATCCGCTGTTTCTCCATCAATATCATTTCCTAATTGTTCCCAACTGGTTCCATTATATTGATATATTCTAACGTGTCCTGAATTATTACCATTGCCATCATTATTTTTTGCCCCAATCGCAACAATAGTTCCATCTGAACTTAATGAAACTGACCAACCACTTTCATCATTTCCTGTTTCTCCATCAATATCATTTCCTAATTGTTCCCAACTGGTTCCATTATATTGATATACTCTAACGTGTCCTGAATCCTGACCATTAACACCATCATTAAAATATGCTCCAATCGCAACAATAGTTCCATCTGAACTTAATGAAACTGACCAACCACTCCAATCCTCCGCTGTTTCTCCATCAATATCATTTCCTAATTGTTCCCAACTGGTTCCATCATATTGATATATTCTCACGTGTCCAAAATCATATTGATATATGCTCACGTGTTCTAAATCCCGACCATTGGCATCATTATTATATGCCCCAATTGCAACAATAGTTCCATCAGAACTTAATGAAACTGAATAACCACTCCTATCATCCGCTGCTTCTCCATCAATATCATTTCCTAATTGTTCCCAACTGGTTCCATCATATTGATATACTCTAACGTGTCCGGAACCACCACCATTAACACCATTATTACCAGGTGCCCCAATTGCAACAGTCATTCCATCTGAACTTAATGAAACTGACTCACTACTACCATCATATTGTGCTTCTCCATCAATATCACTTCCTAATTGTGTCCAACTAGTTCCATTATATTGATATATTCTAACGTGTCCTGACCTATCACCACCATCAGCATTAAAACGTGCCCCAATCGCAACAATCTTTCCATCAGAACTTAATGAAACTGAATAACCACTGTGATCACCCGCTGCTTCGCCATCAATATCTTGTCCTAATTGTGTCCATTCTTGATTAATAATAGGTGTAGTTGTAGTAAAAAAACCTTCATTAATAAAATTTTCTATGTAATAAAAATAATAAATACCTATACAAATGATTATTAATATAAGTATTACTATTATTTCTTTTTTATATTTATTTATAAAATTATAGATTTTTTTCATTTTTTATAACTGTTTACGTTTATACTATATAAATATATTAAAAATTAAATTAAATTAAAATTTATAAATAAAAAATTGATTTTTATTTTATAAAATATAATTTACATATACGATTATCATATTCATCTAAAATCTAAAATGAAAATCTTTACTATCTTTACAATTTGTGTAGTGTTCCATTTTACCTATTTTCTATTATTTAATTTTATTGAATCAATTAAAATTGAAAATGAAAAAAATAATGAAAAATTTAATGAATATATAAAAAATTTTCCAGAATTAAGTAATAATTATACATTAAATGCAACAATTGTTAAAATGAGTTATATTTTAAATACTGAAACACTTGAATATACTGGCGAAGTCATTATGAAATATAATAATACAATTGATAATCATCATTATTGTAAAATTTATGTCGCACACCCAGAAGTTCATATAACAGAAGACTATATTATCACAAATTATATGAACTATAACTATAAATTGGGTAATAATTTAACAACTGTGTTTTGTAATCAAAAGCAATGTGTTTATCGCCTATATTATGGATATGACTATGAACACTATTATGAACCTTTTTATTGTCATATTTTACAGAATGGAATTATGCTTGACGAATTTTAATAAAAATTAATAAAAACAATAATAAATTAAAAACAATAATAATAAATTAAAAACAATACTAATAAATTAAAAACAATAATAATAAATTAAAAACAATAATAATAAATTAAAAACAATAATAATAAATTAAAAACAATAATAATAAATTAAAACAATAATAAATCAAAAATTATAAAAACTTAAACTAATTTTTTAAACTATTTGATTTTAATTTTTAAAATCATATAGTTTTAACTTTTAAATATTTTAATATTTTTTTATAAATATTATTTTATAAATATTTATGTTTAAAGTCATTTAATAAAAAAGTGCGTTGTAAAGCAATTGATAAGTTAAATTCACAAATACATTCTTCATTTTTATCATAATATACATAATTATTAAGATAAATAATATTGTTATTATTGTTATTATTGTTATTGTTATTATTGTTATTATTGTTATTATTGTTGTTATTGTTATTATTGTTGTTATTGTTGTTATTGTTATTATCTCTAGATAATTCTAACATACGATTCCAAATATCATTGTCATTTATATCGTTATAAGTAAAAGTATGCTGTAGTATGCGTGTGTCTATACAATGATTACAACAATTACATACATAACAATATCTTTTAGATACTATAAATTCTTGATTATTATTATACATATTTAAATTAATATAATAAATTTATCTTATAAATAACTCATTATAAGTATAATAATAAAATCCGTTTATATAAAAAAAATTATAAAATCATAGTTTTTACAAATACAATTATAATAATTCAATTGGTATATTTTTACATATTTCACCTTTAAAACATTTTATTAATGTATTCATAATTATTTTGTCTTCATTATTTCTTATAGTATCAAATGTTAAATGTATATCATCATTATAGGAATAAATCAAATAATTATAAATATATTCAAAAAGTTCTGATGGTAAAAAGATATATTTTTTTTTACAACATACTATAAGTGTCATCATAATATCATATAGTGATGTGGTTTTACTTTCATTGGTGCATAAGAGCCAGTCGTTTTCAATAGTTCCATTCGAACGTGTAACAGATATAAAACTATTATTTGCTCTTTTTACCAATAATTCTTTCCATTTTTTAGTCATATATATATTATTATATAAAATTTTAATATAAGTTTTAATATAAAAATTACATTTCTCTTTACCACATACCATAAAACCTCTTTTATCATCTCCATTATTACATTTATAATTTAATGTATATGTATGGGTAATACCTTCTGGTTTTCTACATAATTGGCATACTCCTCCTCCAAATATCATTGTTAGCCATTTTGGTAGTATATTAAATGCTTTTCCATTTGTTTTAATTAATTGTTCTATTGAAGGTTTATCTTTATTTTCATCAAAATAACTTTGTTGTAAATTAAAAACCTCATCTCTTAAATCCATATTTATTTATTTCAAAGTTTATAGTTAATTATAGTTAATTATAGTTAATTATAGTTAATTATAGTTAATTATAGTTAATTATAGTTAATTATAGTTAATTATAGTTAATTATAGTTAATTATAGTTAATTATAGTTAATTATAGTTAATTATAGT